ACGATTTTAAAGGTTGTGAACATTTGTCTAATGTCAGATTTCCAACATCCAACATTAATATGGAGAGAGCTATTGAATTTAAACCAAAAGAACTTACTCAATATGGAGATTGTGGAGCACCATTGATCTTAGAATCAGAGATGGGTTTTGTTATAGCAGGTATGCATTGTATACTTGCTGATAAAACAAGACCTGTTGCTGTTAGATTTTTGGAAAAAGATATTAGAGCTTGTATAGAACGTTTTGAAAACGATATAAGTGAAGGATATCCGCGTTTACAATCTGCCACAGCTTCTTTCGAACTTGGTGATCTTAGCAAAAGATCAGTTGTAAGATTTGCTGAAACTGGATCCGCTTATGTTTATGGTTCCACTGAAAAATTTAGATCCAAACCAAAAACGAGGGTTGAACCAACTTTATTAAGTGATACTTTTAAACACCTAGGATTTATGCCTAAAGTCACACAACCTGTGATGAAGGGATGGGAACCTTGGCGTAATGGTTTGCTTGATATGGTTAAATGTGATTCTCCAATACGAACAGACATTCTGGAAATTGTCAAAGAAAGTTTCAAGAAAGATATTCTCGAGAACATTGATTTAGATATGCTTAAGGAACAAGTACATAAATTAACTGACTTTGAAACCATAAATGGAGCCCCTGGTGTGAAATTTATTGATAAAATCAATAGAAATACTTCAGCTGGGGCACCTTGGAATAAAAGTAAGAAGTTTATGATGCATGCAATTCCTCCTATGGGGGAAACGTTAGATCCAGTAGATTTGAATCAAGAGCTTAAAGATCGAATAAATGAAGCACTCGAATGCTATAAGAACGGTGAAAGATATCATTTTCTTTATAAAGCACATCTCAAAGATGAACCAATATCATTTACTAAAGCGGAAGCAAAGAAAACACGAATATTTTGTGGTGCATCTGTTGACAGTACTTTTATAACACGGAAGTATTATTTAGCAGCTGTACGATTCATACAGAATAATCGTTATGTGTTTGAAAATGCGGTAGGAATTAATGTTGATTCAATTGAATGGGATGATATGTATCATTATTTGACTTATTTTGGAACTGATGAAATCATAGCAGGTGATTTTAGTGCCTATGATAAAACAATGAAAGCAGTATTTTTACATGCGGTATTTGATCTCCTTGATTGGTTGTTATTTCTTTCGGGAAATTACAAAGAGGAGGATAAAAAGATACTATATGGAATTAGAGAAGATTTAATCTATTCAACTACAGATTTCAATGGAGATTTGATTGAATTTTTTGGAAAGAATCCTTCTGGTAATGCTTTAACTGTTATACTCAATGGTCTAGTGAATTGTCTTTATAATCGATATGCTTATTATCTACTAAATCCAGAAAACGAATGTGAATCTTTCAAAGAAAACGTTCGTCTCATGGTTTATGGAGATGACAACATTATTGGTGTGAATGCAGAGTACGTACCTTGGTATAATCATACTGCACTCGTTTTTGCTTATGAGAAAATGGGAATAAAGTACACAATGGCTGAAAAAACAGCTAAGAGTGTGCCTTACATTAAAATAACAGAAGCAACTTTTCTCAAACGCTTTTTCAGATATGATGATACCTTGCAATGTCAGATGGCCCCGATTGAATTTCAGTCCATAGCCAATAGTCTAACAATGTGGGTGAGATCAAAATCAATTACTCGAGAACAACAAATGCTTGAAATCATGAGTGGAGCTTTATTAAAGTTCTTTCACTATGGTGAAAAAACCTATAAACAATGGTATAACATTTTCAAAGAGATTGTAGAAACTACTGATCTTAAAGATTTTGTTATTGAAGCTCATCTCAAGAGTTATTCAGAAATGGTATGGAGTTTTCAAGAAAGGAGAAGAAAGTTAGCTCCTTACTTGTCGTACCAACCTCTTGACGAATAAGTCAAGCATGGGATTGTCTAATATCCCGGATAATTATTAGATGGTTGTATACGCTCCCTTATAGCGCTAGATGTTATTTGTTTGTAATGTATAGGCCTCAGCTGAAAGGTCTTAACCAAAATTTAGCACACAATGATAGTTACTGGATCTTGACTATTTATAAGTTTGGAAGTTCAGTTTAGGTCAGAGTGGATCGTTGTGTTTACTTACCGTCGCGTTCCGTAAAATTGCTATTTAGCAATGGTGTGGGTTAGTCACCTAAAACTTATGAATGACGTACTTACCTTGAGTCAGGTTTGTACCGATAATAAAAAACGACTTGGAAATAATTGTTTAAAAGGAAACACGGTGGAGTTCGTTGTATCACCTGATTCACAACGAACCGTTCAGGGTTGGTTTAACTCTGAGAACGATAGTGGCAGTCGCGCGCTATCATGTTCGGCTAATTTGCGACGATCAAAAAGTATTCCTCTAAGAATCATAAAGAATGCGGAAACGCAATCATCAACAGTTGAAGAAACACATGAGGAAGGAGCTAATCATGAAAGAGAAGGAACTACTACTTTTCTAGACGAAAGTGCAGGAACATTACTTGATCCAAAACCAT